ACCCACATTGGTCGGTGCGGTAAAAGTTGAAGAACCAGTACCACCAGAATCAGCGGTTCCGACAGAAACCGATGCCATTCTGGGTGTAACTGCAAAAGCTGGACTAGCTGCCATAATAAGCTCCTATCTAAAATTAGACCATAAATAAAGGTTTGCACTGTTTATTATATTAAGAGTATTAGTTGGTGTCAAATTATTAGAACCAACTGCAAGATTATTTGTAAAAAATCCACTTGGTGCATTAATTGTACCAGTTAATGTTCCACCGTTTAATTGTAAAAATGTTCCACTACCAACAACTGGTATACCAGTGTATGCTGTTATACCATCGCCTATTCTTAGTTGAAAAGTATCAGTAGCAAATATTGGTTCCCCACTACTAACTATTGGGTTTGTGGCGACAAGAGCAGAGGCTAAACCTCTTTTAATTTGAATATCAGGCATTTATAAACTCTCCCATAATTCTATATCTTTAGCATAAATAGTACGAACTATAGCTTCTTGTTCTGATGTTAAATTAGGCTTTTTATTTGGATCACTTTTATCTTCATGAATTAGTGGAGTTGGCAAGCCAAGCCATTCGGCGGCAGTGTCAAGCTGATCTTCAAAGCGGAAGTAGCGAGCAAAGTTGCCAGTCGGCAGCGGGCCGTACACCGGAGCGTCGAGATGCTCCTCCAGCGTTCGCTCTGGACGATGGGCGCACATCGAGCGGAATCGCTCGACTGGGTTGCGGACAATCAGGCCCACGTTGGCGTTGCCGCCGTCCCAGTTCTCATCAATCGGGAATGCGTTCGCGGGGTGCACGTTCGCTGGCATTGCAATGTCAGGCCAAAACGCAGCAAACGCAGCAATAGATAGCGAGTTTGATCCACTGCGTGGCGCGAGATGAATGCCGTTGCCGTTTGGTGATCGAAGGATATTGCTCATGTGAAAAAGAGCACCACTGCTCCTCCGACTGGAGTTTGATATTGATTTCCTATGCCGCCGCCGTAGCCCGGTCCTTTGTTGTCGTTGTATTTGTCGTACGTGCCTCCGCTACCAAAAGCGGGGGCGTTTGCAGCGCAATCGTCAGTTGTCTTACCACCGGCCAGAGCAACAGCAGCGAACAAGCCACTCACATCAGTCGCTCGCGTGCGACCACATGATGCCTGCGAGGCACTGCCTCCAACCGCGCCGCCGCTCCAATATGCGGCACCAGTATAAGCTCGTCCGCCGTTCGCGCCCCCATCTCCACCAGAATATGTACCGGCAACATTTGGATCGGGAGGAAAAGAATTTTTTCCACCCGCTCCTCCAGTGATTGTTACGCCGCCGTATGTAACAGTGCTAGGATTGCCCTGACGAGCCGTTCCGGTTGGTCGCCCGCCGACACTGTATGAGACTGATGCGCCTCCGGTTACGCTCCACGTTTTGTAAGCGCAGCCACCAGCTGCACTAAGTTCATAGCCTCCACCCGAGCCCACCGCCCACGCCTTCATGCTTGTCGCGCCGGTCGGCACTGTGTAGCTGGTGCCGCTTGTGAGCAGGACGGCTATTGCCGTAAACGCACTCGCACTTGGCGTAACGCTACTACTCGCCGTCGAATACGCACCCGTGCCAACTGAATTAACCGCAGCGACCTGAAATATGTACGCCGTGCCGTTTGTGAGTCCGGTCACGGTAGCACTTGTTGCAGATGACGCAGAGTGCGAGAAAGTTGTCCAACTGCTGCCGCTGTTTGATGAGTATTGAATTGTGTAGTCGGTGATCGACGCACCGCCATTGCTTGATGGCGCAGTCCATGTAAGCGGTACAGCGGAGTTTGTACCTGACGTAGCCGCCAAGACTGTTGGGGCAGACGGCACTGTAACGGGCGTGCTGGAGGCGTTGGAACTATACCCTCCCGTGCCAATCGCATTGATCGCCGCTACTGCCACTGTGTAAGACGTTCCGTTTGTCAGGCCCGTGAGCGTATAGGCTGCCGACGCGCTGCCCGTATTCACCGTACTCGCACTGCCGCCACTGGGCGTGTATTGCACGGTATACCCCGTGATAGCGCTGCCGTTGTTCGCGGGGGCAGTCCATGTCAGGGCAATCTGAGCGTCACCTGCTGTGGCCGACAAGCCAGTGGGATTGCCAGGCAAAGCAGCCGGGGTAGCCGATGCGCTAGTGCCAGTTGCACTAGTGCCGATAGCGTTGACTGCGTACACCGTCACCGTGGACGCCGTGCCAGAAGTAAGCCCTGTGATGGTATAGGGCGATGATGCAGACACCGTCACCGTAGACGAATCCGGCAGTGTATATGACAGACTGTAACCAGTGATCGGTGATCCGCCCGTAACGGACGGGGCAGACCAACTGGCAGTGATCTGCCCGTTGCCGGGAGTCAAAGACAACGCGGTAGGCGGATTCGGAATGACAGGGTACGTGGTGGTAGCGGGATCGCTGGCTGCAGTGTTTTTCGTTGCGTACACCTGCCAGAAGTATCTAATGGTGTTATCCAGTCCGGTCACGGTAGCCGATGTAGCGGTGGTAGTCGCAGCCGTAATCCACGTAACTCCATCGTCCGTGCTGTACTGCAACACGTAGTTATCCACGGAATCGCTAGACGCAACCCAAGAAAACACAAACGCTCCAGACGCCGTTAAATTGGAAGGGGCGCGTGGCGGCAGCAGCGGGGTGATTGCACTCAGTTGGGTGGTGTAATTGTATTCCTGAGACGAAATGGTTGCTCCAGCAGCGATGGCATCGCTGAGAGACAGACCGCTGCCCTTAAAGCCGTAGTTTGCCTTTGGCATTACGTGATGGCTTCGTAGAAAATGAACAGATTGAGGGCAACGCCAGTCGCCCCCTGCGCAAAAAAAATCGAATCGCCTGCGTCCAAGTAGATCGCATCGTCCACCGTGGTAGCGTTGAACAAGTTTTTGGCCGGTATGGTTACGCCGCTGTGCAAAGCGTAAGCACCACCACCATTTGCGGCAGCGCGAGATATCGACAAACTGAATGTTTGCGCCGTCGCCGTTGTGTTCGCAATGTAGATGGTGCGCATGCGGTACAAGCTGTTGGCGGGCGTTGTCAACACGCTTGTGCCGGTGGTGGTGGTAGGCTGCAAAACAGCCATGTGACCTTCCACTTTGTTGGGCCTTGCAAGATCTGGACCGGCCATATCAACTCCACTTGTAAGTTACAGAGTCATCAAACCAAATGGTGGTCAGAATGGTTGGAGGCGGCAGCACATCCAAAATGCCATTGATATCGGCCATTCCAAACCAATTCTGAATGTACGTGCTATCACCCAATATGCCGTTGTCATCCGGCGCAGCATCAATAGAGAACACACCTGGCTTCTGTGCCAAGTTATGAGCCGCATCCACATAAACAGTATTGCGAACGCGCCTCACGCGAACTCCTTCCAAAACGCAACGACATGTAGCGCCGCAGACACACTGCCCGTGCAATACACCGATTGATTCTCTTTTACGCTGACACCCATGTTTTTTGTGGCGACAGTCAGCGTGGATTTGGGAGCGACCGTGATGGCCGAAGCGATCTTGGCGGGCGTGCCGGTGTTTGTCGCATTCGGGTACAGTGTCACCGTAATGTCGGCAGACGCTGCGCTGACGTTTGCCACAACAATGGAATCAATCAAAAAAACCTTGGAGCTGCTGGCGGCGTTTGATACCAATTGCGTTTCAGTAGTTGCCGACAATTGCAGAATGGCATTGTTCGCAACGGCGGAAGACGGAGAATTTATGTTTGGGTTTGCCATGCTTTATTCACCACAGCGCCAGAATGCGCCCAAAGGTCATGCTAGAAGAACCAGAGATGCTAGATGTCAGTTGCCAAGTCCCGTCGCCGCGCAGGTACGTTGTGGCATCGGTGGTGCCGCTACCCAGACGAGCCGCTGCGATTGTGCCGCTGACGATGTCGCTTCCAGCGTGGGTGTGTGCAGTCGGCGTGCGCGCATCCGACAGCCGAGAGTCGTTGCCCTGGCAGAACGTATTGGCGGTAGACCCAAAACTGCCAGTGGTAAGAACACCGCTAGTGGTGGTGATGACTGGCAGATTTGCCGCGCTGCCTATGGCACCAGCGTTCGTAATATTCCCATGCGCATGCGACAGTGGGGTGCGAGAATCGGACAATCGGGAATCGTTGCCCTGGCAAGCCGTGCCCGAGCCTGTGCCGTACAGCACACTCAACGTACCGCTAGTAACGCCCAGCCCTGTGCCGACGATGATTCCACCAAGAGCGGCTGTGGTGGCGCTGGGCAATGTGTACGAGGCAGCAGCTGAAATCACACCGTTGCCGTCGATGCTGATGCCAGAACCTATTTTCACGCCGCCCAGAACCGAGGAAGAAGCGGTCGGCAGGCTGTATGTCAGGGACGCAACACCGCCCGCAGTGGTGCGAAAGAAGAGCTTGCCGTCATTTTGATTGACTGCCAGTTCTCCATCCGCCAAAGACGCGGGCACGGCACCAGATGTGTTGCTGCGCTTAATGCGTACCGTGGCCATCACATACCCTCTGTATAGATAATGTCCATGTCAGAAGGTGCCTCCATCGATATCAGAGCCAGGTGCCAGATAATCCGTACCTGCTGCGGCAGCGCTGTAGGCCGTGCTGCCGTTGCCCTTCACCAACCCGCTCACGGCAGCGGTCAAGCCAGTGCCGCCTTGCGCCACAGCTACCGCAGTAAACCCAGCGCCCAGAGCGCCGCTGGTAAGGGTTCCAACAGATGTGAGCGACGAGGTCACCACACCAGTGCCCAAGGCCGTGGCCGATAAGACGGCCGTGCCAGCGATCTTGTAGCTCTTGCCCGTCAGGAGGTTGAAATGCTCGCTGCTTGTCCAAGACGAGGTTGCAGACACCCAAGTCAGCGTGTAGTCGCTCAGGCCATGCAAAGTAATCCCGCCACCGTCTGCGGCTGCATCCGTGGCGCTGCCTTTCGCCAATTCGATGTTCTTGTCAGCAACCGACAGGGTACTGCTGCTGATAGTGGTTGTGGTGCCGTTGACCACTAGGTTGCCACCGACCGTCACGTTGCCCGTGAAAGACGCGCCAGACAATGCCGCGTAGTTGTTTAGCTGAGACGCTACGGCTGACGCCACCCCGGAAGACAACGAGGAATCTACGTAGCTGATGGTAGCAAACACGCCACTACCGGCAATGGCGATAACCTGAGATGCCGCGCCGCCAGCCCCTCCAGTGCCCTTGCCATAGTACAACACATCCGTCTGCTCGTTGAATGCAAACTCTGCGTTGGCCAAGCTGGTCGGCGCGCCAGCACCAGAACCGTTTGCGCGCCGTTTAATACGAATGGTGGCCATCAGTAATTCCCCCCATCCACCAATGCAGTGTCTGAAAAATTACGCCATTTACCATCTGACCATCTCAACACATCGCCGGTCTTAACGTCCGACATTTGCACATCGTTAGAAGAAGACAGCGTGAATCGAAGGGCAGTCAGTAGATACGGCAAATCGTTCCACCGGGTTACCCCGTCGCCAATTTTTATCGCTCCGGTCCCGGTCGCAGGATCTGAGTAGCTATACGTATCATTGTCCGGTCCTACAGTTAGCGGAACGTCCCGCTCAAAACCGATTTCTCCAGCGGCAAGAATGGGGTTAGACGCGGCCCATTCCGCTGCCGTACCGCGCCGTAATTGCACAAGCTGGTAGCTCATACGTTCCTGTTCTTCACCCGGTAGGCATGCTTCTCAATCACTTGTTCGCGCAGTTCCCCAACCTTGGAATTGGGTTTCTGACGCTTGGCGCGTGCTACCTCGTCCTTCACAATCGACTCACTGATCAGCGTGCGTTTCGGGGCATCGGGGCCTGGGTCGTAATTGACTGTCCCGCTGACGGATAGGCGGCGCTTGTGGGCGACTTTGAGAATGTCGCTGTTGTTGGTCACCCACGCTTCGGGATCGCGCCAGCCCCGGGAGTCAGCCAAGCCCGCCACGTAATGCTTGCCGGAAATGTTGATGCCAGCTTGCCTAGCTTCGGCCGCCACGTACCGGGCTTGTCGCAGCGGCATTTCGTCCAACTGCTGGTTGTTCATGCGGCCCTCCATGAACGCACGGTCTGTGCCGGACGTTCCTGGGGGCGTCTGCGTAGCCACCATCAAAGCCCACTTCTCCCCGTAGGGAAGGGCACGTTTGTAGCTTTCAATGGCCTCCCGGCCAGCGCGTTTGATTTCAGCGGGGATTTGCATTTGGCGGTCCTTGGGGGGCAGGCGACTTCGGCGGTGGCCCACCTTGCGGAGGCTGGCCGGGGGGCGGGCCAGGGGGAGGTGGCGGGGGAGGTGGAACCAAGTATCGACTCACATCGACGTTCATCGCCTTGCCCCAATCCTCCAGCAAGGCGTTGAACAATTCCGGCTTTCCGGCCTGCAGCAAGCCTTGGCTGACCGGAGCCAAGATTTGCATGGCCTGCGTGATGTTCTCAACGCGAGTAGCGTTGTTGGGTTTCTTCACTGAGCCAGATTCGACGCGGTACGAGTACTCACGCACAATCGAATCTGGGTCTTCGCCCTGCACATGCAGCTGCCACGCCTGCGCGGCCATCGGCCCGAGAAGCGGTACAACGTCCTGCGGCGAGATCAACCACCGCGCGAGCAACGCTTCCTTGCGGGCGACAAGCGATAAGGCATCTTCCAAGATGTTTGCATAATCGTCCGGCCTGACCGAAATTTGCTCAGCCTTCACGGTGGCCTCTGCCGCCGATCTGAACTGGTTCCTGGTCATGCCATAAATTAACTCTGTCAGGCCAACGCGCCTGTCAAAGAGCGCGGTGACCTCAGAGATAATCTGGTACATGTCCGAAGTGACACCCGGCATCTGGAACACCGAGATCACATCGTTGACTGACCGGCCGATGGCTTCCGACAGCTCTACAATCTTAAAGCCACCCTCATCCTTATCCAAAATTTTGGCTTTTATATCTGGATCAGCGGACTTCGCTACGCCGATCAGCACCTGCGCGCTGGTGGCGATCCGGGTTGCAAGGAAGCTCATCGCCCAGTTGATAAACCGAAGCTCACCGATGCCGGGACGAATGATGCTGATTGGCCAGCTGTACCCGGGCTTGCCGTGCCACGCCAGCAGGGTGAACGGCCATCCACCAGGCTCTGCCCAGAACGGGATGGGCCACTGAGCCGCCATGAACATTGATTGCGACAAGCCGCTTTCGTCTATCGGCTCCTGCAACAACGCTTCTGGCATGTTCAAAGGGAAATCGATTCCCTCCGCCACGCAGAGGTAGCAATTCGGTCCCATCGCATCGAACTTGCCACGGAGGTCTGGGTCGGCGTTTTTGAGCCGGTCACCGAACCCAGTCTTAGAATAGACCTCCCAGTAGACGATGAGGTCGTTCGTTTTACCCAGCTGTTTCTTGTACTCAAACCCGCGCTCGTTGTTGTCCGCGCGCGAGGTGTAGCTTTCCATGTGGCCTTTTAGGTCTTCCCGTGACAGACCAAACTTCGCAGATACTTCGTCTACCGGCTGCACACGCCTACGAGCGCACCAGCGGATGTCCTCAAACTCATCCGCGTCGGGATCCCAGACGAGGTTGTCGATAGTGTCAAAAAAGCTACCGGCCATCTTCAGCTGTGAGCCAGGTGGAGAATAAAGCTCATGCCACCATACGCCCGCGCCTTTGATGAAAGCCTCTTCCACTACCTTGCGGGAATGACGCTTCAGATCCAATTCGTAGGGGGTGTAGTTTAGGTAGTCTTCCAACAGCCGGGAGACGAGCTTCCGGCGCTCCAGCATCATCTGCTGCTGCTGGAGGCCCTGCTGGTACATCTGCATGCCAGGGTCCGGCATCATCACCGGCTGGCCGTCTGGTCCCATTACTGGCTGACCGTCCGGCCCCATCTGCGGAACGGGGGGCTGGGGCTGGATTCCCAAGAGGGCTGGCCCGATGATGGGATAGTCCTTGGGGGTAACCGCCCGGTTGGGGTTCCGGTGATGGATGACGGCCGTAAACAAACGGACGGCCTCCCAAACACGGTTGACCTGCATGCGGAACGCGGGGGGCGTCATGCCCTTGTTGTAGCCGCGTTCGCCCCTTGCGTAGCCGTCACGCCACATGAAGTCTGGATCCCCAGCAAAGAAGTTCATCGCCTCGTCGGCGTCTTCTTGAAAGGGCTTCTTGTGCTGGCTAGCCTGTCGGATGCAGTTTAACCACCGCTCCACAATTGGCCTTAGCGGCTTATCCATGTTCATCCAATTACTTTCCAGTCAGCGGCATGCCATCCGCATGCAACTTGGCGGCGTGCGGTACATCAAAAACGGCTTTGGGCGGCATATGGAGACTCCTAAAGGTAAGTGTCCTTACCTGCCTTTTCGGGCCTCCAATTCTGCAACTTTTCGCTCAAGAACTGCCACTTTTTCCGAGAGAATCGCGTTTTTCTGAGGCTTGTGTTCCCAGAATCCGTACTCTTTCCACGCCGGGAACTCTGCCACCCCTGGATCGCTGACATGGTGGACACTGGGCTTCTCAGTCCCGCCGATTCCAGAGGCAATAACCCACAGCGTCAGCGTCCGAGATGACGCGCGAATGACCAAGGCAGGCGACGATTCGGCATTCTCATGCGGACGAAACAGCACCCAGTCACCCAGTTCAGCAGTAGGCATCACGTAATCGCTCATTTTCGTCTTCCTCCCATTGGCCCTAAAATGATGCAGGCATCTTCGGATGTCTGCTGACGGCGGCGCTTATCCGCCAAGTATTTCACCCACCACGGATCTGGCCCGTAGGTTTTTGGTGGTGCGTGATATTTCGGTTCGTAGGCGCAGAGGTACTCAACCGACTGAATGGCATGTACCTCACCACGGCTCTGAGGCTCGTCAGTCACATAGACCTGGCCGTTGACGCTGGTAGTCTTCTTGCGGTAGCGGCGGATCTCGCGCATCAGATTGGGGCACGCGCCGTCTAGGAATTTCAGCTTGGTGCTGCCGTCTCCACGGATGTGCAGCATCTGCCTAACCAGAGCCGTGCGCGCCAAGATGTCATCCGACCCAGGGATGAATCCGAACCCACTCACCTGAGAGCGAATCTTTTTCTTTCGCAATTCTTCCGTATACAGTTCATGGGGCAACCGACCCGAGCCAAGGTCGCGCAGCATGCCACCGTGCATGTCAATGATGAACGTGTGAAAGTGCTGGCCATCTGCCTTCTGGGCAAACTGCTCGCCAAAGATCAGCGCGTTGGCTTGCCGTATGTACAGTTCGTCATAGATAAGAAGGTATTTCTCATCTGGGGGAACCGCTCCAAACACGCAAGCCAAGACCGTGTGGCCAGGATCGATTGCAACATAGCGCGTCCAGTCGGCCGGAACCTGCCCGCCGGGTAGATCCTCGCGCCGCACCATATGCACCGCAGGATTGAACGACGGGTACATGAGCGTGCTTTCCGTGGTGAACTCACCTTCGGCACGCATGCGAAGCTCGTCCATTCCCAAGGCAGACCAGCGTTCAATGTTTTTTCGTTTTTCTTCTTGGTCGATGTGGGCGTTATCCAAGAACCGCAACGTGAACTTCTTAATGATCGGGTTTGGATGCCCTTCTTCCTCCGCCTTGTCCGCACGTTCACACAATCCCAGCAGCGCATCGTTCTTACTATGTGGCATCGCACTCCACACAAATCGGCCTTTACGATCTGCGAGCCGCGCCTGCATTTCTCCGACCCACCGTTCATTATTAATATCCTCATCAATGTGAACTAAGTCCGCTTGGAACCCCTGCGGCGGTTCGCCTTCGGAGGAGAAACAGTTAATCGTCCAGCCGTTCACTAGCTCTGCCTTGTTGAGGTAACTGGCGTTCTTCAGCACCCAACTCATTTCCTTGATCATGCGCGGCGGGATGAGCGGTGGTGCCGGTTTGGCTTTCGATGGATCGTCTATCCCAGGCCGGAAGGCTCTCCATTGCCCGGTCTGTTCGTCCTTTATCATTTTGAACGCCCCGGCACGGAACAGCATCGGCACAACCACCAGACCGATGTGGGGCCAGTTCCTCCCTACGATCACAAGGTTCCCGCCCTCTTTCGGGTACTTACCGTACGGGTCTTGTCCGGTGGCCGCGCGCGCGTCCTCTACGAAACTTGCACAACTTTTGCCACTGCGATTGCCACCGATTAGCAGGCGTTCGCTTGCCATGCACTTGTGGAACTCGTCCTGCTTTTCCATTGGGCTGTAAAGACGCAACGCTTCGATCCGGCGTTCTGCCAGTTCGATCTGCACATCGCGCAGCTGATTGAGTGCATGCTGCGTGATGCCCTGCACCGCCGGGATGTCAGGTATCGGCGGAGGTGGTACTGGTGGATGCTTGCGCATATTCTCCACAGAAATCGTCCGGGTCAGTCGCTGGGCGGGCTTGGTTCTCTTGGGGCGGGTATCTCTTGCACGTTCCCAGTTTCTTGCTGGCCGTGAACGGAACCCACCACCGGCACGTTTGGCACTCCATGCTGAAGTTCCTTCAAAGGTATTCCTTGCACCGTGATCGTTGTCGCCGCCTCCAAGATTCGTTGCTTCAGTTCGTCTTCCAGCTCTTCTTCCGTCCATGCGGTGAGGGGCTTCTTTGCCCCGCCCATGGCCGTGTTGGCCGAGACAAGCCGGACAACGGTATCCAGCATCTTGGTGCGGAACGCGCCGCCAGAAGGAGCGTCGAAGAACTGTTTGAGATAGACGTTAGAGAACCCCCGCACGCCACCAAAATACTCCATCAGAACCTCCAAGAGTTCCGATGAGTGCGGGATGTTGGCACCGCCGATGCGGGCGGAAGCGACGAACAGATCGACCGCGCCCTTCTCTATCTCCGCAAGTTTCTTGTTGGTCTTCTTCTTGCGGGCTTTCTTCTCATGGGCGTTGCGACATTTGCGACACCGCGCGTGAAACCCATCTTTCGACTTATGCCAGTAGGTCGGGGTTAGCTCGTAACTAGTCCCACACTGGATACACGCCTTGTACTCAGCCAACTGTCGGCCTCACGCTCCACTTGGGTCGAAGATCCATGAGCTTCACGCCGTTGTCATAGTTGGCTTGCCAGCACTGTTTCAGTTTCTGGCTGACATCGACGGCTTGGATGATCTGTGGCTTGCCAACGCACTTTGGCTTCCAATGACCAGCCCACGCATCCCAATTACAAAAGACCGGGTTGTATCCCAACCTATGCGTTCCTGCGAGCGACAGGTCGCGGGTCATCGTCACATCTTCTGTCGATGATTTTTCGGACTGATACTTGTCTGGGTATTCGTAGTAGAACCACGGGTGGTCGCTGGTGTCCCTTGGTTCTGTGACTTCAAAAGCCCGCATGTCGTACATGATCAGCCCTGTCGGCAAGGCGGCGCATTCTTGGATGCCAGCCATTTTTGCACCAGTATCCCGGTCGTACATCTCCAGCTTAAAGTCTGGGTTGGCATGTTCTGACTGATGCGCCTGCCACCGGAACACGTACACGTTCTCATGGGGCGGTGGGCCACAGTAAGGCGCGCCGATGACCACCGGCCCTTTTGGGTAATGGTCAACCAAAAAGTCAAAGGAAGAGTCAATGAACGGCTTGGCATCCGGCTGGCCCGAATACATGTCGGGCTTCATATCGGAATCAACCATCACCAGCACATCTATGCCGTACTGGCGGGCCATCAGCACCGACCGATTACGGGTCATAGTGATGGGCGTGTCGGACAGGTTCCACACTTGCGTCGATGAAACGCGGGGATCCTGGGACAGCTTGGAGACGGCCGGAATCATCCACTCCCGTATGTCTGGCACCTCAGAAGAGATGCCGCCGTTGCCGCCGTAAGAGAACGTACAGAAACCGATGGAGAACTTCTGCTGCATTTCACACCCCGGGGTTAGGTGTACAAGTTTACATCATGCTCGCGCGCGTGTCCAGCGACTTATCTGCCCCGCCCGCGTGGTCTTGGCAGCTTTCTTTTTGGCGGCAATTGAGTCTTCGCCATAGTTCGAAGGTTGAAGGGTCTTTGTGCCGCAGGCGGAGCAGGCAGGCTGGACTGAGAATTAACAGGATCGTAAGGCGTGCCCTGAGATGGAGACTGCACGGGCTGCGCCCAGCCTTGGGTTGAGGCTTGCGGAGCGGGTTGGTTACCGCCGCCCGGGTTGGCAGACCACGGGGGAGTTCCTTGGCCGTCCCAGTACTGAGCATTGCGCGGGTTGTACGCGCCGCCCTCAATGAACCTCTTCCAACCAGCAGATGCCGCAGCCCGGTCAGCACTGTCATCGTAAGGCTTGCTGTAGTCCCATTGCCTTGGTGGCGGCAAAGCGTCACCCATGGGCTGACCATATTGACCGTTGGAACCGAAGTCGGCGGGCTTGTGGACAAGATTGCGGAAGAGGTCGGTGTCTGGAATTGCGTACGGTGCTGGAGACTGTGGGGAATTAACACCCGGGCGGGCAGAAAAATCTCCAGTATCAGTTGGCTGGGGGTAGGAGGCAATCGAAGTTTGCGTTGGCTGACGAGATGCGACCGGGGTAGGCGTTGGGTTTTTGGCTCGCCATGCTTCTCCTGCTTCCCAGTTGGCGGCTGCATCTTGCCCCCGCCCAGACATGCTGTCCGATAGCACTTTTCCAGTTGCCGGATCGCGGTAATAGCGCACCCCGCCATCCATAAGACCGGCCGAAGCCTGCTGCCGCGCACGTGCCTCTGCCGCTTGGTTGGCCGCTTGCAGGTCTGCGTCCGACCATGTGGCAGGGCTGCGAGACGTTGGGTCGCCCATTGGCTGTCCGTACTGGGCGTTGGGGTCGTAGCTCTGCTGGTTCCAAGATGGCATGGGGTTGTTGACTTGCGGGCTGTTGCCGAACGGGTTTTGGAAATCACCCTGCATGTACTGGGTGGAGTTTCCCATTGCCCGCTGGTAATTTTGGTTCTGCTGAGCGAACGGGTAGTAGAACGTATTATTATTCATTTGATCGTTGGACTGCTGCATTAGCTGCCGCTGATCAAACGTCACAGGCCCGGTC